GTTAATATTACTGGAGCAATTACTGGTGGGGCAAATAATACGTCAAACAGCGGTTTTAGGTTATCCGGAAATGGCACCGTAACAATCAATGGTAACATTGCGGGTTACGCAGCTGCTGCAACTGGTGGCCAGGGTGTTGAACTCCAAGGGGGTACAGGTTCAATTACTATTACAGGCGCAATCACCGCAGGAAATTTCAGCAATGTTGTCGGTGTTGCAAATTCTTCAGCGGCTGCTGGTTCTTTGATAACCATAAATGGTAACGCAACTGGCGGAAGTTCTGGCACAAACGGTGCGGTTAACGCTTCTCAAGCTGGTAATGTGACATTAAACGGTAACGTAACCGGCGGATCAGGAAGTAATACTTACGGCGCGTATAATTCCGGGACTTGAACATTAATTATAAATGGTACCGTTACTGGTGGAACAAGTACAACCGGTTACGGCGCGGCTAATACCGGCACAGGAGTACTTACTGTTAACGGAACTTCCGCAGCTTCTGATCTTTGTGATGGTTCGTTTAATTCCAACACCGGGACACTTAATGTTACTCGAGCCAAAGCTAATGGTTACGGAGTGGGTACGACGGGCAAAAACGCAGCCTATGGCCTGACAAACAATACTCAGAGTATATGCACAGTTAAAGAGATCGAATACGGGACGTTAGGCATGGCTCCCACACGAGGCATTGTTCTTCTTACTGATGTTTCTACAAACGTTGCTGTATTCTATAAAACAAACGGAACTTCAAAGACTCTAACCGATCCAAATACTTCTTCAGTGTTCCCAGCTGCGTCGGATGTACGCTTTGGGACAACTTATAACTCAGGCAGCCTTACGGGTACCTTGCGCGTACCGGCGGCAGGTTCCGTAGCTCTAGGAGTATCGGTTGACAATACCACCGGTACCGCAGTCCTCACCCAATCTAATGTATGGGATTACTCTTTAGCCTCTGCCTCCGCTACGTCTGGGTCGGTAGGTGAGAAACTAAAGAAAGTTGCCAATACCTCAGATATTATAGCCCTTGGTTAGTTTGCATGAGGGCTTTGTTGTTCGCTAAGCCAGGAGGAACAGGCACGGGGGTAAGGCAACGTTTTCTTTTTCTTGCAAAAAGAATGCTTGGTAGTGGTAGTGGTAGTGGTAGTGGTAGTGGTAGTGGTAGTGGTAGTGGTAGTGGCGGCGACATAGGCGGAGGTGTTGGCCCAAGCTTGCTTCCAATAATACTTTACAATTCATCGACCAATTCTTATGAGTTTGTACGTTGGGGCGGAGCTATTGGGGATATAGTTATCCCGTCATCATACGACGATGGTGTTCATGGGATAGCCCCCATTACTTCTCTACCGGACGTATACCCAGGAACCTTTGAAGGAACTAATATCACTAGTGTTGTGATTCCAGATACTATCACCAATGTTGGCAACCGTTCTTTTTATTCTTGCTTCTTTTTAACATCTGTTGCATTTGGTTCTTCAGTTCAGCGAGTTGGTTTTGAATCTTTTTTTGGGTCGGGTATAACTAGCGTCAATCTGCCTGACACTGTTCAATACATTGAGCCATATTCCTTTTCTAGATGTTTAAATCTAGCTAGTTTTGTCTGCGGGCCAAATGTTACTTCGATTGGCTCAAGTCTTTTCCAAGGATGTAGAAATCTTACGTCGTTTGTTATACCAAATGGGGTTACCACGATACCTAACTACGCATTCTACGAATGCATATTTCTAAGTTCTGTTAGTATTCCTTATGGGGTTACCACAATTGACAATTGGGCTTTTGCGTATTGCTCTAGTCTCCATACACTTGTCATTCCAAACAGCGTTACTTCGATTATTGGGCAATTCCCGTTCTTTCAATGCGGGCTATCAAGTATTTCGCTTCCTTCGGCATTTGAACCCGAACTTGGTAGGCTGGGCCTCAATCCAGCAATTGTTACATTTACTTAGTGAAAGCCTACCTTAGTTATTGGTCCCAGGGGTATCGGAAGAAGCCAGATGAGTTCTGTTTAAATATGCACAAAGTATGTTTGTATTATCTTAAAAAGCTTTACGGTGAAGTGCATCTAATATCTGATAGTTGTAGCCATAAGTATTTTAAGGCGCTTTCTTTCGATACGTTTTCTACATCCCTGGATAACGTTCCTAAACAATACAGCCAAATCTGGAGCCTTGGTAAAATATATGCTGTTTTGGAAATACTAAAAAAGGGAGATCCATTTATCCATGTAGATTATGATGTTCTTTTATCCGAAAACGTTAGGGATAAGTTCTTACACTCGCAGGTGTTTGCTCAAAGTATTGAGCCAAACTCTTATCAGTGGTACGAGATCGACAAGTTCAAGGCAAACTGCCCGAATTGGCATGTAGTTGGCAAGACAAAGTATCGAGACGCATTTAACATGGGTTTTTTTGGGGGGCATAACCTTGAGTTTATGGCCAACTACGCAAAAGCTGTCTTAGACCTTGTCCTTGATCCAGCGAATACAAACTTCTGGTTAACTTATAGTGGGTTTTCGCAAAGCCATTTCAAAACAGTTATTGCTGAGCAATTTGTCTTTGGGGCTGTTTCCGACCTAGAAAACCAGAAAGTCGATACATTATACAAAGATTGGGCTAGCGAAGCGCAAGCTCAGCAGGAGAAGTACGTTCATCTTATGGCTTTAAAGCATTGGGAGCGGCCGGAAATGGAGAGAAGATACAAGCTTATGACAGAAATGCTTCAGCTGACCCGATCAAATACATAAACAGGTATTGACAGAACAACGCCAGTAATGCATACTCAGAGTTGCCTTAGAGATCCTATAAAAACGGAAGCGGGTTTTGAGGGCACGACCTATAAAAATGGAAGCGGTCACACGGGCAACAAAAGTCTCGGGATGCCGCCGGGAGATCCAATTTTGAAAACTACGGGAAACCGTGTTGGTTTCTCCTCTTGTTTTTAAACTTTTACTTATTTCTCTGAAAGGAGAATACCAATATGTCTAATGTCTACGATAACATTCAGCAGCTCCTGGTTAAGGAAGCTGGACGAATTGGGCCCGATATCTACCGCAAAACGGTTGATAACAACGTTTGGCTCAAACTAATCAAACAAGATACTTTCCCCGACGAGATGGGCGATCGCGTCAGCGTGCTGACCTACGAGCGTTCTATCCCGCAGGCTGGTCGCAACGGACGGCAGAATGATTTCGATCTGCAGTCGGTTTGGCAGGGCACCGCGGCAATCCTCGGGTCCAACCCCACCGATCAGACCTACACCAGCTTCAATGCGTATACGCAAAGCCCCGCTGGTTCGGCCACTGCTTCGACTGACTCAAACAACAACATCAGCTTGCCTAAGTTCGCTAATGTTGAGTTTGCTCAGACCCTCCGCACTTACGACCTTCGTCGTGTTGCGCTTGAATCCCCGAACATCTCGCTTGAGGACCTGCGTTATCCCGTGCGCCGCAAAGAGCAGCTGACCCAGATCATGAACATCCTCACCGAGCAAACCGCTATGGTGTGGACGACCCGCTACCAGGACGAATACGTCCGTTTGGCGCAGAACAAGGTCACTCCGACGACCGTTTCCTCGACTTCCACCTTGGATTTCGCGGCGGTTTCAAGTGATGCCTCCTCCTTCAGCCCCTTGGTTGATGCGACCAGCAAACTGACTCAGGGAATCCTGCGTCGGATCTATATGCGGTTGCTGCGTGACGGCGCCGGTTCGGCCGCTCAAGGCAAGGAAAACGGAGCCCCTGTGTTCAACTTGATTACCAGCGCTGAGACCAGCGATGACATTCTCAAGCTTAACAGCGGTATCCGTGACGACTTCCGTTACTCCTCCAAAGTTAACGAGCTTCTTGCTCCTCTTGGTGTGGAACGGTCCTTCGGTGGCTTCTACCACATCATTGATCCGTATCCTCCTCGCTATAACCGCATCGCCTTGACTGCCAGCGCAGTGTCATCGGCCACCTACACGGTTGCCTCTGGCCACGGTGTTGAAGTTGGTGACGTGGTTATTGTTACCGCCACTGACGGCACAACGGTTAAGTCGGCTGCTAGCACGGTTACTGCCGTGACAGCGACGACCATCGTTTTGGCCGCCGCCGTGGCTAGCGCAGCGAGCACTGATAAGATCTTTGCCTGGAAGCGCGTGTTCCCGTTTGTTCGCACCTCGGCCACCAAGGGCAACAAATACGACATCAATACGAACTACCTGTCGGCTGCTTACGAAGACTCCATCATCCTGATCAACGAAGTGTATCACTCCGTTGTTCCAAAGCCTCTTGGCTCGATGGGACAGATGGGCTTTGACGCTCAAGGTTATCGTGGCGACTTCAGATGGAAGAACATTCCCGATCGTGATACCAATCCCGACGGCTCAGTGGGCTTCTTTAGGTCGACGTTCGCAAACGGCTCCAAGCCGGTTCGTCCGGAGTGGGGTTATGTGATCCGTCACAAACGCGGCGAGGCTATCCTCGACTTCGTTTCCTAATTGATTCGAACGACGGCCCCAGGGGTTCAATCCCCCTGGGGCAGTCACATTTTAAAAAATGGAATCCATCCTCCTAGTTCTTCCTTCTGGCAAGGGCAAGGTTGAGACTAAGGCAAAGGCTGAGGACTCAAAGACTGCCAAGGCCATTGGCGAACCTAAGAGCACAGACAAGGTGTCTGGAATACGGATTCCGCTTCCGGTTGGTTTTTCAGCTCCTACCTCCACAAAACCTAGGGCCGAGTTTGATTTTGTGGCCTCTGGTATCATTGACGGGGAAGAGCTTGTTGTAACTAAACTAGAAGGTCTTCCGGTTCCAAATGCTGAAGTTGAAAGTCAACAAGATCAAGAAATGGAAAAATTGCAGTTTGTAGATTCTATTGAGAAAGGTTTTGAACTATGAAAGTAGAATTCCCGATTCCGCAAGGTTTTAAACTCCCAGATGGAGTTAAAGAGGGTGAGACGTTTGAGTTCATGGCAGAGGGCTACATCAAGGGTGATATGTTTTGTCTTTCTTCGGTCGAAGGTAATCCCGTCGGCGAGAAAAAAGAAGAAGCTCCTATGGACGAAATGGCCTCGAATGAAAAACCGCAAGCCCAACAAGGCAACTTCGTCGACTCAATCGAGACCGGGATGTCCTGAGCATTTAATCAAAGACCTCGGCCTGGCAATTGTTGAGCAGGCTGTTTGGGATTTGAAATATGCTCAGAAATACGGCACCCGATCTGCGTACCCAGAGGATTTGATGACCAAGCAACACTTTGCCTGGTTCTTCGACAAGAAAAATGAGCTCTGGCATTTGCTTGGGCTAAACGGAGACGCAATTTGTGACCGGCTATGCCCAGTTATTGCGAAGCTCAAATGAACGAAGAACAGTCTGAGATTAGAGAGCGCTTGGCTCGGATCGAAACAAAAGTTGATTCAACCCTTGATCTGCTTACCGGCCACGACAACCGTATTCACAAGGTCGAGGGCCACATAAACAGAGGATACGGAATCGTAGCTACAATTACTCTTGGCCTCACCATGTTTGGACAATGGTTCTGGGAAAAGCTTAACGGTCGTTAATTATTGACAATACAAAGGAAGTAATTGATACTCGTATATATGCCGACCCTGCTTGTGGTTGCGTTGTTTTTTACCGGTTGTTCTACCGTATCTTCCAAGCGTTTGCCTAACTTTGCTACCACAGAAGCCCGTTTAGACGCAGCCTCTGCCGTAGCCAATCCGGAAGCTAAAGTTCATATTGAAGCGGCTAAAAAGCAATTAGAGTCAGCCAAGCGGGCTTGTTTTGTAAATACAGAGGCTCTTGAAGAGGCCGTTAAAGAGCGTAACGAAGCTATTAAAGACGCCCAGATCTGGAAAGCCAAACAGCGTAAAGCTCTTGGTGAGCTATGGATGTGGAGAGGGGCTTTGATTGCTGCAATCCTATTTGCCGCACGTGGCCCCATCCTTTGGGTAGTTCGTAAGTTTATTGGAATCCCCTGGTGAAAAATTGGCTTTTTTCAAACTTCCAGGGGCTTTTGGCTATTGCCACAGCCACTATCATCTTTTTCTTTTTAGGTCCAATTCTCCAAGGCTTTGACACGACAGCCGGTACAGTGGATCTAGGTTCTCTGCACGTCCTAGCTTTTGGGGCAGTTCGTTTTCTTTTCTGCACGTTCATGGCTTGGACGGTGCTTCAATTAGACTGGAAGATACTGGATCAATACGTCGACCGAGGTGTGCTCAGCGATGACTGGAAGGAATCGGGACCCCGGACAAGGCTGTTTGTTTTTGCAGCCATGTTTTCCGTCCTGCTACTGGCAGCCATCCTGTCATGCCGATAAGATATGTTTTCGCGATTACTCTTGTACTTGCCTACCCCAATCTTTCTTTGGGCGATGCGAATGCGAGGGATCGGGTTGTCGAAACGGCCAGAAAAGCCATCGGGATCACAGAAGCTACGGGACAGAACGACGGGCCCGTGGTGGACGAGATCCTAGGCTCCGTAGGTTTAAAAGGTACTCGAGCGCCTTGGTGCGCGGCCTTTGTTGTTTGGGTAGGTGATAAGACCTTTACCCGCCCCCTTAACCCGTACCCCCGGACAGCCTGGTCGCCTACAATGCTGTACCGTCCTATTTGGGATAGATCCAGAAAAGGTACGCCCCTCAAACCCGCCGACGTTTTTGGTATTTGGTTTAATAGCATGGGCCGGGTAGCGCATACCGGGCTTGTAGAGAAAAACGACGGTGAGTGGCTTTTAACGATTGAAGGAAACACAAACGGGGGCGGTTCCCGCGACGGAGATGGGGTTTATAGGCGTCGTAGGCTTGCAATCAATGTCCTGGGAAGGTCTTGGCTATGAGCCTTCGTATAGGGGCTATTGGCGTTCAAAGAGTGGCCGCCAAACTCCTAGAACAGGGTTTTCTGGTTTGTACGCCCGTAATTGATGAAGGGTACGATTTAATCACGGACTGGAGAGGTAAGCTCAGAAGAGTCCAGGTTAAGACCACGTCTGGGGCTTCTGACACCAAAGCGCGAAATAAGCTGAAATTCCTTGCTGTAAAAGGCCCTGGCTACGGATACGGGGCTCTTCTTAAAACCAATAAAGTAAAGACGACCTATAACAAAACTGACTGCGATATCTTTATCTTTTACCACATTCCGCAGGACGCCGTGTTTGTAATCCCCCGAGCAAAGCTTCCCAAGACAAAGTCTATCTATTTCGCCGCTAATTCAGCCTGGCGAGACAACTGGGAAGTATTACGGTCCAAAGGTTGAAACGTCTTTCATTTCTGAGAAAATAACCATATGGCCATTAATGATATTACGCGACAGGTGGACGGGTTTAATGGTCTGCCCAAGGGGATGGATTCCTCAAAAGAACCAAATTTAATTGACCCTCAAAGCTACGCTTTTGGCGTTAATATTGTTGCTCGAGGGGGTCACGTAAAAACAAGGCCGGGGTTTGTACAGCTAGACCTTCAATCTGACCCAAACGACCCTGACGCTTTAGTACAATTTCAAAACGGTGATTTTCAAGGCGCCGTTCTTTTTACTCAACCTATTAACCGGGATGAAGCAACCGACCTTTCAGAAGGCGGGAAAGGGAAAACATACATTATTGCTGTTTCTGGGGGTTGGATATTTAGAATAGACCCTCAAACTAAAAAAATTATACGAATTAACGGAAGCCCCGGGATTTTGATGTCCCCCAAAAATATAATTAGCCTGACAGCTTCTTCCACGACAATAACCGCAACCACAGATCTACCACATAATCTTTTTCCCGGGGACAAGATATCCATTTCTGGTTGTACTCCTTCAGCGTTTAACCGATCAAACGTAACTGTTTTATCTGTTCCATCGGCAAAAAGTTTTATTTACACCGCGAGCTCAACTCCTAGCCCAACAACTGCAACGGAGGTCGGGTCGTACTCCATTGATTCAAACTCCATTGGGTATGTCAAATTACCAGAGTTTATGGACACAACCTATTACACCCTGGGTATTACCGGAGCGGCTAAAGTAAGTAGCGGGAGTGGGATTACCAACTCATCAAAAGTCCTTTTGTTTGATCCCCATCCTTACGGAATTACACTTGGAAAAACAGGATCGGGTTTTGAGGGAACCGCAACAGCTTCTGGTGGGGATGTCAGTTATATTACTGTCACTCAACCAGGGGACGGATTTAGCAAATTTACTACCTGTCAAGTTGTAGGGTCGAGTAACGCAACGCTTTTACTTCGATTTGCGCGCGATGCGTCCACAGGCACATCCCGTCCTTGGCCGGATCAAAATCATCAGACCAACAGACATTATTTTTCTCAAGCAGAAAAGTATTTAATTATTCAGGACGGAATAAACCCACCCTTTATTTTTGACGGTGAATTTATTCGTCGATCTTACACGACTCAAAATCCCACAATATCAATTGGCCAAGGTAACGGGTCGTTGCAGTCTATTCTTGTGACTCACCGTGGTTCTGGTTTTATATCCACACCTACGGTCGCCATAAGTGGAGGAGGCGGGACCGGAGCAACTGCTGTGGCCAATGTTAACGCTTCAACTTTGCAAGTTGATTCTATTACTATAACGAACGCCGGTTCTGGTTACACTTCGCAACCCAGCATAACTATTGGTGGAGGTGGTGGGGCTGGCGCCAAAGGCTATGCTATTTTGAGCCGACCTTCCGAAGTTCCGATTGGCTCCATTATGGCCTATGGGCAAGGCCGATTGTTTGTTGCAAACCCCAATAGGTTTGAAATATTGGCGATGGATTTGATTGGATCGCATATTAATAAAGTTGCGGGTACTGACGGCAACAACAACACGGTATATCCTTTGTTGGACCCAAGATCTTCCGTTCTTTTTAACACGGAAGATACATATTTGTCGGAGGGTGGAAGTTTCCTTATGCCTGGATTTATGGGCAAAATTACTGGGATGGAATTTGTTCCAGTTCAGGATACTGCAACAGGGCAGGGGCAGCTTTATGTTTTTTGCGAGTTTGGAGCGGCCTCGTTTAATGTTGGTGTGCCCCGAATATACTGGAATACAACCGAGCGTTTTCAAAGCGTATTGTATCAAGGGATTGGCGCAGTCGGTCCTGATGCGTTTGCTCAGGTCAATGGTGACCTGCTCTTCAGAGCCACCGATGGGTTGAGAAGTTACCGAAACGCCACCGCCCAATTTAATTCGTGGGGCAACACGGCAATCAGCGCGGAAATGAATCGAATCTTGGAAAACGATGAGCTTTATTTGCTTCACAACGTAAGCATGGCTTATACGGATCGAGGCCGCATATTGATGACCTGTTTGCCGGAAGAAAAACAACCCGACTCAATCAACGACAAGGCAAGATTGTCTTATAAAGCCCTTGTCAGTCTGGATTTTAACACTTTAAGCGGAAGTCTTGGAAAATCCTCGGCTGCCTATGATGGAATATGGACTGGTTTAGATTTTGTGCAGCTTTTGTCGGGTGAGTTTGGTCGGCGAGACAAGACATATATTCTTGCTTATAGTTGTGGCCTTTTGTCTTGCTGGTTGGTTGACCCGACTGCTACGGAAGACAAACCAATTGCAGGCTCCAATATTACGATTGCCGCCGCTACCTTGGCGGCCACGCGCTCAAGTTCAACATTCCAAGGAAGCCCAACGGTCTTCAAACAAATCAATCTCACAACCCTGTCTCCGCTGAAACTTGACTCTTACAAAATAGACCTTACCGCTATAAATGAGTCGTCCTTGTCGGGCTGGGCTACCACAACTACAGGGACCCAGGGTATTATTGTTTCTTACGCAACAAGCCCAATCGACATAAATGACTCAACGGTATTTTCACAGCCAACTGTAAGCCCTCTGATTAGATCAAAAACTTTGCTATTTTCAACAGACGCTGGGGGGTCCACAAACACATCTATTGATCTTGGGCCCATCTTATCCAAAGATTATTTATATATAAAAATAGACCCTATAGGGACTTTGCCTTTTAATCACGAGACTTCTTGTACGGCCTATCTTCGGGCTGTCACCACAGGTGACGTCCCAATACGTTCAGAACTAGAGACTTCTAGTTTTATGTTCAAAAACATGTTTGAACTCAAACGTCTGCTTCGAGGAGATTATTGGTTTTCCAATTTACTAAACCAAACGGAATTTGAGGTATATTATCGACCAGATCAATACCCGGCGTGGATATTCTGGGATAGCTTTTATTTGCTGCCCCAAACCACTATTGCTATTCGCCCCCTTAACAAAGAACAAATTGTAAAAACAAATGTGTCCACCGCAATCGATGAGGAAAAGTATGTATTTAATTTAGGTCAATATTCAAGTCGTCTGACCAGGGGCATGGGCATGAGGCTAGACTTTACCTCCGGGTCAAGCGCTGCCGGCACGGGAAGCGCTCCTTTTCAGATTACAATGAGTTATGCGTATTCTGACCTGACTCCCGTAGAAAAAGATGCATTGGTTCTTGGGACCACGGCTTACAATGAGTTTTATTCAAGTTTTAGAAAGGTAAATATACCCATCCCAACCGATCGTACGGCTTCAAGATTCATTAATCTGAAACGAGACAGTGGTACTTATCTTTATTATAACTTTACTTACCCAACAGTCCTTGCGCCTTACGATGTGACTATTACCCCTTACGGAATTGAGCAGGCGGATACGACTCCTGATGAGGTACTTAGCTATGGTTTTCTAACAGAACTTTCAAATTTAAAACCGCAATTTGCCCCTCAAATACGTTTGATGACTCCCCAAGAACAGGAAGACCCAAACACAAATCGTTTGTTTGTTCACGGGTACGAATTCCAAACCAAATTGATTTGGACGGGCAATGCAACTATTCAAAAGCACTATTTACACGCAACTACTCCGGTCGAGGCGGTTGGAGGAAATCAATGAGTACCGAGCTCAGTGAAAGCAATTATCAACAATTGGATGCGGTCGAGCATTCAATTCTGAAACACAACTCTGAAATATGCGGTGACAGTATTTCTGCCGATTTGACGACTTTGTTGACCGGGCTTGCTCCGGTGGCAAATATCACTAATTCGACTGTTTTTATTTCATCGGTGCTTTTAACCGAATCCGGAACTTTAACTGTGTTTGGGGGTTCCGGGTTTAGCGACCCTTTAACTGACCAATCCGACAACCCAATATTGACATAAGACGGTCAGTAAGCCAGTATAAGGAACCCGCCGTATGCCAAAAATATCAGAGTTAATTTCTTTTGAAGGCACCCTAAGCAACTCGGATGTTTTCCCGGTTGTAAATTCTTCGGTTACTAAAAAAATGCCAATGTCGGCCTTGCGGGCCAACGTTTTGACTTCCGGGTCATTGAGTTCGTCCATGCTTCAGGTTGACAGTGTGACCACCACTAAGATAGCAAACGGCAGTGTTGTTGAAGCTAAATTGGCTGATGGATCTGTAACCAACGCAAAAATTGCTAACGCCTCGGTGAATAACAACAAAATAGCAGATTTAACAATAACGGGCGGCAAGCTTGTAAATGGCACAATCACAGATACACAACTGGCCGCAGGCTCTGTTATTGTTGATAAAATAGCTGATCTTAATGTCACTACCAATAAAATAGCCGACGGTGCGATTACTGTTGCAAAGTTAGATTCAAACGCTGTTTTCCCGCCTGGTACACGTATTTTGTTTCAACAAACCAACGCTCCTACCGGTTGGACTAAAATAACTGATTACCACGACCGAACCCTTCGTGTGGTCAACGGCGGCGCTAGTGTGGGCGGGTCTAGTGGTTTTTCTTCTGTGTTTACGTCCAAAACCCCATCCGGGACCGTCAACATATCGGGCGTTTCGGGATCGGTTTCGGTAACCGGTGTAGTTGGGAACACAACGCTCACCCTGTCCCAAATACCCAGCCATACGCACACTCAAACATATGGGAATGGCTTGAAATCCGCCGGTGGGGATGACGGAAACAGAAGTGGATACGGCTCCAATCAAGGACCCGAGACTTTGCCGGCCGGAGGAGGCGGGGCTCACAACCACTCTTGGACTCAGACAGGCGGCAGTTTTTCTGGGAGCGCTAGTGGAAGCTTTTCAGGCAATGCCATGGATTTTGCCGTGGCCTATGTGGATATTATTATAGCCCAGAAAAACTAATGAGCGCCAAAACCTGTCCTCTTTTAAAAAAACCGTGTATTGAACACGCCTGCGCATTCTATACTCATATAACTGGAACTAATCCGAATACAGGCAAACAGGTAGACGAGTTTGGATGCGCCGTATCATGGCTTCCTTTCCTCATACTTGAAACCGCAAAAGAAACACGACAGGGAGCTGCCGCTGTTGAGTCATTTAGAAACGAAATGGTAGAAGCCAACCGATTGGCTCTTCAATTAAGCACTCAACCAAAACTGGAGACCGCATAATGGCTCTTCTTGCAGGATCTCTTCCCCCTGGATCAAAGTACGCAACTCCACAAGAGTTGCTGGACTTGTTTGCCCAAAATCTTTCCGTACCTGTTTCCGAAAGCAGCGTTTTTGTAACGAGCGCGTCCGCACCCACGGACGTTACAAAAATCTGGTTAGACTCCAGCGGTGCAAATCCCGTCATCAAGGTATATATTGGGGGTGCTTGGACCTCTATTAGCTCTAGCTCAAACTTGTCAAGCGGGCTATCTGTAACCGGCGGAAACGTAAGTATACTTAGCCCCGTATTATCTATTGCCAGTACCGGTTCTTATGCCAACCGAGTTGGGATTAACACAACGACCCCAGCACAAACCCTCGATGTTGCTGGCACGATCAACTCAAGCACCGGGATAACTACTGGGGGGACGTTGGTTGTATCGGGGGCGGCAACTCTCTCTTCGACATTGGCTATTACCGGAAACACCACCATTACAGGTGATTTGGCTGTAAATGGGGGCGACATAACATCAACATCAGCAACGGCAAACATTTACAACGTCACATCCACAACTGTAAATCTTGGAAATGTGGCTACCGCAATTACCCTTGGCGCTTCCACAGGAACCACTACGGTACGTAACAATGCACAAGTAAACGGCACTTTAAGTGTTACTGGCGTAAGCACTTTCACAGGGAACATTACGGCTAACGGAAATTTCAGCACCTCCGGCTCCGTCACTCTTGGAAGTGCGGACGATGACAATATTGTATTTAACGGAGAAGTCAGCTCTCACGTCATTCCAAACACCGATGACCTGCACGATCTTGGTTCTTCAACTAACAAGTGGCGTAATGCCTACGTAAACGGAATAGGGTACATCGATTCTTTGCAAATACTCGATACTGCTCCCTCAACAACAGCCTCTAATGGTGCCGTGACAGTTGCTGGGGGCGTCGGAGTTGCTGGCGCTGTTAATGTCGGGCAAACCCTGGGGGTAACCGGAGCAACCACACTTTCCGCTTTATCAATTACGGGCAATGTTTCTGTAAACACCAACAAGTTTACGATTTCTGCTTCCAGCGGGAACACAGCGATTGCCGGCGGTTTGACTGTCACCGGGGATTTGAGTGTTACTGGAAAAACTTCTTTGGGAAACGTGGACAGCTTGTTTCTAGTTGACCAAGACGTGTCAAACTCAGCCACTACCGGAACCGCCACCGCGCTACCCAATAAGCCCGTTGGTTATCTTAAACTTCAAATTAACGGAACTTGGAGACGAATCCCATTTTACGCGGATTCGTGAACTGACCCGTGACTTTTGGAAGCATAAAAGGGGAAGTCGCCCGGGTCGTCGATAATGGTGTCCCAGCAGCCGACCCCCGAGTGGCCCAGCGTGTAAACCAAGCTCAACGTCGGCTTCATGCCATCCAACCCTGGCTTGGGACATTAGCCAAATATAAAGTCGACGTAACTTCAGGCATCTTTACGCTCCCGTTGGCTTTAGAAGCCATTCATCGGGTTAGCCAATATGGGGGAAACGTGACGAGCTCAGGGGACATATTGCTTTGCGACAATGCATACGCTTTTGTATTAGACGATGGAGATCTTTTGCCGTTGTCATTTTATCCGTTGGGCACAACCTCAAACGAAATAAAATTTCAAATCGATGCCTCCGTCACCCCGGTTCCAACAAAAGTAGTTGTAACCGGAAAGAAAAAATGTACCGACGTGTATAACGACGCCGATCTTTTGACTATTCAAGATCTTGAGGCGATTAAGCTGATGGTTATGGCTATTTATCGTGAGGAAAATAATCAGTTGGAGATGGCTGCGGCTTTAGAGCTTAAAGCACGGCAGCACATGATTTCTAAGACAGACTCTTCAATTGAAGTCGCTCGTCGTATATCCTATCAAACAAAACTGTCTACCCAATCTTACGGAACCATGGGTTTTGTTCGGGCTAAACTTGCTTTGGATTTAGAGCTTGGGATTAAGATGGATGAGGCTCGTCTTTTTGATGTAATCAACAAGGCGCAGGACCTTTTGATTGCCAAAAAAAGATTACTTCTTTCTTCTGTGCGCTATGGGGTAAAGGACGGTTTAGTTCTTCCAACCTATACTTACATTACTTCAGACAGCAGTCTTTTGCCAATTAGCGATTACCGAACAGTCAAACTTGCCGTTCAGTCGGTTCTTTTTGATTCCGTCCTCGCCCCTGGTGGCGCCCCCAATCCCGAGTTATCTCAGAAGTATGAAGAGTTAGCTGTGGTTGTTTTGGAAGATAATCTTAAAATTGAGCAAGAGGCAAAGAGGCACGCAGCGTACAACACAACCCTTGCTAATTCGGCACCCAATTCATTTGGCTATACTAAATCAAGGTTGGCCTTGGAGCTCCCCAACGGACTTACTCTGTCAGAGCCAGAGCTGGCTCGCCTTACCAATCGGGCTGAAGAAAACTTAATGGTGCGCGGAAAGTGGGCGGGAACGGTTGAAGAACTGACTATTCAAATCCCTGAAGACGGCCTTTTTTACTTACCCGTCTATGTAGACTCAATTATCTCGGCCACGATGAACGACGTG